CGGCTGCCAAACGCGATAAGCTGATTGATGAAGCGCTGAAGGAGAAAGTAGCTGGCGAGATGGCCCAGACCCTGGTTAAGAAGATGCTTCAGGTACCGGAGGATGCCACCAAGGAGCAAATTACCGGTGAGATAGACAAGCTGCTTGCAGACGAAACCATCAAGGCAGCCATTGGTAAACTGCACGTAGACAAGCCACCAGTGATTGGAGAGGGCAGCGCACTGAAGAGGGGCAATGATGATAACGGCGATAGTATGGGTGCCAAGCTGGCGAAAAATGAGATCGACCAGGTGAAGAAGTGCCTGGAATTCCAGAAGCACTACTTTCCCGGATTATAAACCGTTAAGGAGAGTGAGACAATGAGTAAGTTCGTGGAAACCGAATACGGTAGCGGCAAAGGAATCCTGAAGTTTCCGGACCATTACGTTGCCATCGCTGTAATGGTGGACGATGACGGCGTAACGTCCGATGAAAACGGCAAGAAAATCGTCAAGAAAGGCACTATTGTCGGCGGCAAGACCAAGTCAGCTCTGGACAACCTGGATGAGCCCGTGACAAACAAATATTCCGTAGCCGTGGCGGCCAGCAAGACATTCGGCACCCCCGGTCAGAACAGCGCCATTACTTTCACGGCCAAGACTCCGGGCACGGCGGGAAACGACATTTCTATCACTATAACTGACCCGGGTACAGCGAGCCAGCAGTTGACCGTCACTGTAGGTGGAACCGGGAATAAGGACATCACTATTTCTTTGGCCACCGACACAGATGGTAATGAAGTCAGCACGGCTGCCGAAGTTGCCGAAGCGGTGAATCAACACACCACGGCCAAGAATTTGGTGGTCGCGACCGCCCACGGCGACGGCGATGGTGTAGTGGCCGCCGCCACGAAAACCCAGCTGGAGGGTGGGGCAGATAGCTCTGCTACCGGCGCGGAAGGCGTGCTGCTTAACGATGTTGACGTGACCTATGGTGACAAGGAAGGCGCTATGCTGATCCATGGCTTTGTTTCCACCGACAAGCTGCCTTATGGCGATAACAATGCAGACGCCGCGGCAAAGGCGGGAGCTGTTCCCGGCATGGTGCAGTTTATTAAGTAAGGAGAGTGAGACAATGAGTAAGTTCGTGGAAACCGAATACGGTAGCGGCAAAGGAATCCTGAAGTTTCCGGACCATTACGTTGCCATCGCTGTAATGGTGGACGACCAAGGGGTTACGCCAAACGAGCAGGGTAAGAAGATTATCCCGAAAGGGGCTATCATCGGCGGAAAGACTAAATCGGTTTTAGATAACCTTGATGAGCCGGTCATCGATAAATTTGTTCCCGAAGATGGCGGAAACCCGGCTAGCGCTGAAGGTGCGGAAGGTGTGCTAATGTATGACGTTGATGTAACTTACGGTCCAAAGGAAGGGGCTATGATTATTCACGGTTTTATCAAGACTGACGCGTTGCCTTACAACAATCCTGTCGAAGTTGTTGGAGCAGTACGCAATGATGCTGCCGATGCCTTTTCCATGATTAGGTTTATTAAGTAAGGAGAGTGATACTGATGACGCAAACCATCTTTGACCTGGTCAATGCCAGGGAGATTGGGACATACTGGACAGCTGCGGCGGAAAACAAAATCCCCTACTTGGGGGCAACCATTTTCCCTGCTAAAAAGCAACTTGGGTTAGATTTGAGTTGGATTAAAGGATATCAGGGCTTACCGGTTGCATTAACACCGTCGGCCTTTGACACTAAGGCCACCCTGCGTGACCGGATTGGCGTCAAAAAGGTTGAAACCGAGATGCCCTTCTTCCGGGAAGCTATGCGTATTGGTGAGAAAGACCGGCAGGAGATCAATAAGCTGCTGTCCGCGTCGAATAGGGCCACCCTGGAGCCAATCTTGAACCGGATTTACGACGATGCGGCCAACCTGATTGCCGGTGCCGAAGTGCAGGCTGAGCGGATGCGGATGCAATTGCTTTCTACCGGAAAAATCAGGATCACTGCAGAAAACCGGATGAGTTACGACTACGATTATAAGCTCCCTGCCGCGCACAAGAAAACATTGGATGGCAGCACTGGGTATAAGAAGTGGTCTGACGTGGATAATGCCACGCCGATTCAAAATATCCAGGAGTGGCAGGATAAAGTCGAGGATAATACGGGTGTCCGGCCCACCAGGGCTATCTGCACCCGGAAAACCTGGAATTACCTGCTAATGAACAAGAGTATTAAACTGGACATGAACCCGGCCGGCGGGCAAAACATCATTATGACCGACAAGATGCTGCAGCAGTATTTGAGTGCAAAGCTGGGCCTCTCTGTGGCTGTTTACAACAAGAAGTATCAGCTTGCGCTTGGTGGCCCGTCTTACCTGTTCTTCCCGGATGACGTGTTTACTCTTATCCCGGATGGAGCGCTGGGCAACACTTATTATGGCACCACCCCGGAGGAAAGCGACCTGCTTAGCGGTGGTACCGATGCGCAGGTGAGTGTTGTTAATACTGGCGTGGCTGTGACAACCTTCAAGGAGAAGCACCCGGTTAATGTGGTGACTGTTGTGTCGGCTATTATGCTGCCCAGCTTTGAAACAATCGACAACATCTTTGTCGCGACCGTACACAGTTAAGGCGGTGGTTTAGATGGCCCCGACTGCAGAAGCCAGGGAAGAGCTGCGGGAATTGCTCGATGAAGTGATACCAGAAGGTGGAACAGAGGGCGATACCCGCTTTACAGATGAGCAGCTGGATAGACTGCTCAAAAGGGCAAATAATATCTATGCTGCTGCTGCGGAAGGCTGGACCAGGAAGGCGGCCATGTTCCAGCGGGAGTTGGGGCAGGTCCAAAGCTATATGGTTGGTCAGGAGCGGTATGACCTGGCTAAAGCCAGTGAACTGCTGGAGTATGCTTTGAAGATGGCCGAAACCTACAGCCGCATGGCCGCCAGTAGCATGGGCAGCGTGATTCTAAAATTCAAGCCGCCGGAGGTGTTGTGACATGGACTTAGTAGCACTCCGGCGGCAACATACTAAATGGGCAATTCAGCAAAACCCAACGACAATCACCATTAAACGCACAGAAAAAATTGATATGGGGGGCTACTTTGAGGAAGTAGAAAGCGAAGTAGGCCCTTTTGTTGTGCGGATTTATCAATACGGAACCTGGGTGCCGCAGGATGTTAGCACGTTGGCAGGCACTAAGCAGGTTGATAGAACATGGGGGATGCTGATGGACCATGAAGCAGATGTAAAGGCTGGCCCTAATGTACTGGATGAATTTGAAGTGCCGGGCCTCGGAAAGTTTCAGGTGCTGGAAGTATACCCGCAAGTGGTAAAAGGTGAACTGGTTGGTTATCAGGTGGCGCTGGAGAAGGTGAGTTAAATGAAGATCCCAGAAGAGGTTAAAATCGGTCCTCTCACCTACAAAGTTAGGCTAGTGGATATCGTTAACAGGGAACGACCAGAGTTAATAGGTGAAGTAAGTCATGATACAAATAAAGAAATACGTCTCCAAAAGGCTTTAGACCAGGATAAGCTGGAGTCTGTTTTCATCCATGAACTATTGCACTGTATGGATGTTTTTATGCATCTTGGCCTCACTGAAGAGCAGGTAGAAAGGTTGGAGGGAGCTGTTTACATGGTGCTAAAGCAGAATAATCTCCTTCGAGAGGACTGATTACAATGGCATTAGGTGACCAAACAAGAGAATACTTGGAGCGTAAAAAAGCGGGGTTGAATGCCTTGCTTTTAAATTGGGCCGGCACGATGGAGGGCTATGCCAAGTCCCATGCACCCTGGACGGACCGAACTGGCCACGCCAGGCAATCCCTGCACGGCGGGGTAGATGTTCGGGGAGATCAGCAGGTTTTGTACTTATCTCACGGTGTAGAATATGGAATCTGGTTGGAATTAGCACATGGTGGGAATTATGCAATTGTAGGACCTACTGTTGATGTACATCTGTCTCGTATCCGTCAAACAGTCATTGATTATTGGAGAGATTAACTATGAGAACTGCAATAAGGCAGATTTTGATTGATAATATAACCGAAATTCAAGGACGAGTGTATGAGCCTCATGCTGCAGGGTCGAAGACACAGAAGCCCTACCTGGTATTAAGAGAAGGTGTTCAAGATCCGGAGGCGGATTGGGCGGCTTTTTCGACTGTGATTGAAGTTTGGCCCTACGTCAAGCGAACTACCTTCCAACAGGTAGACACCCTGGCCAATTCCATTATCAACGCTTTACATCGGGCCAGATTCTCCCATGCCG